AGCATGATCGATCTACGTCAATATCTTCCTGCAAAACGCAAACAAGGTGCATCCGGTTGGATTAGTTTTAATGCTCCTTGTTGTGTACACAATGGCGAGAGTGCAGATCGTCGCCAACGTGGTGGACTTAAAATAAACGAACAAGGTTGGAGTTTTCACTGCTTCAATTGCGGATTTACTGCTAGCTTTATTCTAGGAAGAAACATAGGAGTCAAGGCTCGCAAGTTCATGACATGGTTACATGTGCCTTCTGAAGAAATTGAGCGTATTAACCTAGAAAGTCTTCGACACAAAAGTATACAAGGTATCTTAGATGATCGGCAAAGAATCTTTGATACATTACAAGGCATTGAGTTTGAAGAACGAGAATTGCCCGAAGGCTTTGCGATTGTGGACCAAAATACACCGGTACATTACGACTATCTTAAGAAACGCTGCGCACCTACAGACTATCCTTTTGGTATGCTATGCAGTCCTCCTGATGCCAAGTGGACCGGTCGTCCCGGATTGATTGTGCCCTTTACTTACAATGGCAAAATCGTCGGTAATACCATACGTTACTTAGATGATCGTAATCCCAGATATGTTCATGATACACAACCTGGTTATGTGTTTGGAATAGATTTACAACAGCCTGAATGGAAATATGTATTGGTCATGGAAGGAGTATTTGATGCACTAAGCATCAACGGTATAGCTGTGCTGCATGCCGACATCAACGACACACAAGCTAGACTGATACGTAGCTTAGATAAAGAAATCATTGTAATACCAGATCAAGACCGCGCCGGCATGAAGTTAGTGGATCGTGCTGTTGAATTGGGCTGGAGCGTTAGTATGCCAGCTTGGGAAGGTTGCAAAGATGTCAATGACGCTGTAAAGAAATACGGCCGGTTAGGAACATTACTAACTATTATTCATGCTCGAGAAACCAGTAAGATTAAACTAGAATTAAGGAAAAGACAAATTGTTAAAGGACTATAACATAGACGTTCAACGTTTATTTTTGGAAATGATGTTGGAGGATGCAGCTACCTATGTGCGAGTTCAAAATATCTATAATCCTGAAAACTTTGATCGAAGTCTTAGACCAGCTGCTGAATTTATCATGCAGCACTGCAATGATCATAGAACCATGCCAGAACGCACACAGATTAAAGCTGCCACAGGCGTAAACTTGCAACCCATCGAGGGTTTAAATGAAGGTCATTTTGACTGGTTCTTAGAAGAATTTGAAGGATTTACTCGCAAGCACGAATTGGAACGTGCAATTCTAAAGTCAGCCGATTTGCTGGAAAAAGGCGAGTACGAACCGGTAGAAAAATTAATCAAAGATGCAGTTCAAATCAGTTTGACCAAAGACCTAGGTACAGATTTTTGGGCCAGCCCCAAAGAAACACTCAACAAGTATTTCAACAAAGGCGGACAAGTATCTACCGGATGGCCACAAATGGATCGTATCTTGTATGGCGGGTTTAGCAGAGGTGAACTCAATATCTTTGCTGGTGGATCAGGTTCCGGTAAAAGTTTAGTCATGATGAACTTGGCATTAAACTGGTTACAGCAAGGTCTCAGCGGAGTTTATATTACACTAGAATTGTCTGAGGAACTGTGTAGTTTGCGTACTGCTGCCATGTTGACAGACATGAGCACCAAGGATATTCGCCGAGACCTAGATTCTGCAGAACTCAAAGTTAAAATGGTAGGTAAAAAAGCTGGTGCTTATCGAATCAAAAGTTTCCCGGCTCAGAGTAATGTCAACGATATTCGTAGTTTTATCAAAGAGTATGAAATACAAACTGAATCAAAAGTTGATTTTGTTATGGTAGATTATTTGGATCTGATCATGCCAGTGTCGGTTAAGGTCAATCCCAACGATCAGTTTATCAAAGACAAATATTCAGCTGAGGAGTTGCGTAATCTAGCCATTGAACTCAACGTACTGTTGGTCACAGCGTCGCAGCTTAATCGCAGTGCTGTAGAAGAAATTGAATTTGATCACAGTCATATCTCAGGCGGTATTAGTAAGATTAATACAGCAGATAATGTGTTCGGCATATTTACTAGTCGTAGTATGCGTGAGCGTGGGCAATATCAATTGCAATTGATGAAAACACGTAGTTCTAGTGGTGTAGGTCAAAAGATTGAATTAGAGTTCAATGTTGAAACATTGAGGATTACCGATCCTAATCCTGAAGGGGATCAAAATTCTTACAGACCACCACAACCTCAACCTAGTCCTAACAACATACTAAGCACGTTGAAATCTAGTTCTACTATCGTGGATCAAACAACGGGGGAAGTATTAGAACCTGAACAAAAGCGTGTAGTAGCAGATGTACAAGGCACTAAATTAAAAGCACTACTGAATAGTTTAAAGAAATAATTATCCATTAATAGCATAAATACTTAATGCAAAAGAAAACCCGAAGTCTTCTAGAAGAACTAGAATCTATTAGTCAAAATCGTGACGTTAATCATGTCATTGAAAGTAGAGCCCATAATATTATTACTAGTGCTATAAATTTAATAGAGTTTATTAACAAACACTATGATAAGGATACCTCAGAAATTCTAGAAAAGAAACTGTTGAGCGCAATAAAGGGTAGAGATCAAAATAGGTTTGCTAAAAGTATAAGGAAGAACCATGAAAGCGAATAGTATCGAATTGGATGAAGCCTCTTGGGAAGGTTTTAAAAATGTTGCAAAAAATTTCACAGATGCGGCAAGAAGATCGGTTGGTGCATCGGTTGGACTGAATAGAAATGCATTATATCAATTTACCGGTGAGTTAGTACAAAACGCGATTAATGACATATCCGCTGCTATAGATAGTGGAATGGTAGACCCCTCATTAGTAGATGCACCTACACCACCTAAACCTACTGCACCCCCTACCGAACCTGGTCCTATTCCGGAACCTGGTTCAGCACCTAGTCCATCCCCTGCACCTACTGGTGGAAAAAGTACTAAGGTTGCACCCGGCAACGCCGCAGTACCTAGTGACGCACAAAAACAAACAACACAGAATATTAACAATTATGTTCGTTCAGTTGCAGCCAGTTTAAATGCAGAAACTGATCGGGCTAAGAAAATTGCGTTGACCAAAGAATTAATTAATTTTATGGCTGACCGTAAGGGTTATCCGGAGTGGCAGAACGCTTTTGGTACTGTCAAAGCCATTTTACAACGAAATAGAGCAGGCGGAAATATGCTACGCGCTCTACAAAATGGAACAAGACTCGCAGAGGCATGGCAAGTTTATTTTATTAATAAACTAATAGAATCAGTTAGCCTTACATGGGAAGACTTAGGATTAGTTTTACTTAAAGAGAATAAGTCTAACAAATACGTAATCGCAGAATCTAAATTCTATAAATTAAACGTTATTTTTGAATCTATCATCAATGAAGAGGGTGAAGGCGGCAAAGAATCTATTGCGTCTTATCTATTACGTTGGTTAACTCAGTATACAAATTCTATGGGGAATTTCTCCAACGATGCACAAATAAAGGCATTAGCCTCTCAGGTACAAGCCACGTGGGCAAAAGATAAAGGCAAAGCCGCTCTGCAAAAGATGGCACAAAATATTTGGTCTAAATCTCGCGCCGGCGGCGCAGCACCAAGCGCACCTGCCGCAGGTGGACGCGATGCTGGCACTGGAGGAGCAGAAACCACGGCACCTACAGCACCTACTGGCGGAGCGGGCGGCGGAGCAGCACCCACAGCACCTACGGGTGATGGAACAGAACCTACGGCACCTACTGGCGGAGCAGGAGGCGGCGCCGCATCTGAACCTGAAAATGTTACTAAAGGTACCCAAGCATTGAAAATTATCAATACAATGGTAGATAGGTCAGATTTGCCAGACTTAGAAAAAATAGTAAATGCATCACTTGCTAAAGTTAAAAAGATGGATCCAGATCAATTTAGAAATTTGATTAGATTATTTTCTTCAGGTTCATATGATCCATTAAAAGCAACAGCCCCTGCTGCACCTAAGAAGAACTTCCCGTTACCCGGCGGTTCGCAGCCTTTTAATTCGGCTGCTACTGTAGCAAGACCTTCTAGACCGACTCCTTTGCCACCTGGTTCCAGCCCTACAGCAGAAAACAGGCGTATAGTTAGAAAGGCTATCAAGTGAAGTTAGTAGAATCTTTATCAGTTCTTCGTGATAAGTTGACTACATTAGTTCAACCTATCACAGAAGACAAAGGGCATTTAGATCATCCTGAAGATTTGATATTTCTTCAAGGTTCTGCTGGCGCTACGCAAGCATTAAAATCTACAGAGCAAACAATTAAGCAACCAAAAACTATCACCATTAAATGGGATGGTTACCCTGCTCTTATATTTGGTAGGAATGATCAAGGTAAGTTCAGTATCATGGACAAACACATGTTTAATAAAAAAGATGGTACTGGCAGACAAGTTTTTAGCCCTGAGCAATTTCAACAATATGATATTGCTAGAGGAGTCAACAGGGGTGATTTATATAGATTAATAAATGAAATATGGCCCGGTTTAGAAAAAGCAAGTAGTGGATCAGAAGGATATTACTGGGGAGATTTACTGTTCAGCCAGCCACTAGAGCCACAACAAGGTTTATATAGATTTAGAGCCAATCCTAATGGTATAACTTATACTGTAGATCCTGATAGTACTGTAGGTAAATTGATTGCTGGAAAAAATGCAGGAATCGCTGTACACCAGCAAATCCCATCTAACGCCCCGACGACAGATTTTGCACAACCACTTAACGGAACCATTGGAACATTAAAGAATAATTCAGATGTAGCCATTGTTCCTAGTGCGATGCCTATTACTCCTAAATTGAAATTAGATTCCGGTTTAGTCAAAGAAGTTACTAGCGCAATACAAAAATACGGTGCAGCAGTTGATCAATTGATGGATACTGCTCCGCAAGCAAGAAACACTTTTAATCAGTTGTTCACAACTTATATCAACAAACGAATTATATCAGGAAACCTTGATAATTTGTTACAGGGATTCATGGATTACGTAGATACAAGACCTATGACAGAACCTATGCGTAATAAAATAAACGCACATTTTCAACAGAACCAAGAAGGATTGATAGGTGCATTCACAATATGGGTAGCATTATATAAGTTAAAAATGAGTGTAGTTCAACAATTAAACAAAGCAGCGGAAGCAAGCCCTGTACAGGGTTATCTACAAGATGGAACGGCTACGCAAGAAGGATTTGTAGCAAATGGACTTAAATTTGTAGATCGTATGGGATTCAGCCGTCAAAATTTAGCAGCCAGAGGCTAACCAAAACCAACATTTTTTATTTCTGGAATAAATAATTGTATGAGACAGTAGGTCTCAACAAACATAAAGGAATTTTAAAATGGCACAATTTACAAAAGTTAACAGTGACTTTCTACCAGTCATCAACTACGATAGTCCAGCATACACAAACAGCGGTCTAAACGCTCTTACTTCTGCTGCTACAGTACAACCTCAAGGTCCTAAGTTAGACTTCTTCACAGTTACAGCAACTGGTGCTCTAACTGGTGCTCAAGTTCTAACATTGACACAAACAATTCAGCAATTGGCTGTAATTTATTTGTATGAGTATACAGATGACACAAATGACACATTTGCATTTGCTTGCTACCCAGTAGCAGCATGGACTGCATCAGACCTTGACACCGCATTCACAGCAGCAGGTGTTACTGGTACAACTACAACAGCATCAGCAACATTTACAGGTTAATCTGTAATCTTGCTTTAATAACCCGAGATTTATTCTCGGGTTTTTTTATGTCTATAAATACGGCATGGGTATCAAAATTACTTGTTATACATTATTTGACATTACCTCTACGGGAGTTCTAAACAGATCAAAGCCAAACCCTGATGTTGACGTAGAAAAATGGATGTTTGAAAGAAATACGCAATGTAATTTTGACACAATTTTGCAAGTCATATCACTTAGATCACAGCCAGAAGTGCTAGAAAAACCTCAACATCTCAAAATTAGATTTGATGAGTTTGAAAATTTTGGATTTCTATATCAACAACAGGAAAATGAAACATACCCTTGCTGGAAATTTGTATTTGAGGTACAACACTCTAGTGTGTTTGATAATGGTATAAGTGAGTTAGGGTCCTTATACTATGACTGCGACCAAGTTCCCATGATATTGTGCGGCACTGAGTGGGATAAGTTACCTAACTTTTTAGACACAACCCCTGAATTAAAGAACATATATTTTGCTACAAATTATGAATAATAAATTTCTTATGGATAAGATTAATGCGTTTTTTTCTACAGATTTAGAAAAAACGGTAAACAACATTTTGATTATACAAGATGAGACCGGAAATTATGAACTTTTCAACAAATATATAGTTTCATATGTAAATGATTCGATAACTGTACAAATAAAGCATACATATACAGTAAAACAATTTTCATCCTTACCTGTCGCAGTTACTTGGTGTATCTTTGACAATAGAAATAAAATAATGCAGTCTAATAGAATAGAATACTTGGATCAACTGCTAGCAGGATTGGATTCATCTATACTATTGCACAAAAAAATATTCAAAAACAACAAAGACATGAGGTTCATTTCATTGGCAAAATTATCCGAAGATTTGTATAAAAAGAAAATTTTACGCAAAGAACTTCTTAATTATGTTAGTGATTCTAAAGTTTGGCAACTAAAACAATTCAGCCAAAAATAATTAACTATGATAAATACACTATAACGTTTGGAACAAATACTATGAAATTAAATGATTTTGACAAAAAAGATTTTGCTCGTAAGGCATTAGAAGAAAACTATAAAGTTTCTTTTGACGTTTCTAGAATGTCTATAAAAGACACAAAGGACATGTTAAAGAAAGTTCGTGGTCTGGCACTAGAAGCCAAGCAGGCCACAAATTTTCATGAAAATCAAACCAGTAAATCTTACATGAAACTGGTGTTCATGGAACAAGCACTTGTTAGTCACTATAACAAATTAGCATCACGTCCTCGTCCAAGAATTGTGTTTGAAAACGAAGAGGTAGAAAAATCTCAAGTTGTTCTTGCAGCACAAGATTTGTGTGATAGTATTCAAAAAATGTTAGAAGAAGTAGGGCAAATGCAAGTTAAAGAACTACCTGCATTGGTTGATAGTATTGAATCTGAAATTGGTGCAAACGAATCACAATCATATAACGAACAAGTGTCTGCTCAACTAGAAACACTAAGCAGTGCATTAAAAGAAGCATTCACACAGTTGAAAGCGGCACGTGACGGTATTACTGGCGGCGGAGTTCCTGGTGCTGCATTTGCAGGCGCAGAAGCGGGCGCTGATATGGGTGCTGAAATGGGAGCAGATATGGGCGCTGAAATGGGAGCAGATATGGGCGCTGCACCAGCCAGTGATATTTCTGTAGAAGAACCACCCGAGGCTCCTGAAGCACAACCAGTAGGCGGAGTCGGAAGAGCAAAGAGGTAAACATGCGCCTCTTTGAGTTTGCTAGTCCTGATCCCTTAGTTACCAAATTAGTTGCGGTATCAGACCAACTAAAGACGGAGTTAAGTCAAGATCAGGCTAAAACTAATATGTCAGTTAAACAATTTTTGGAGTACCTCCAAAAATATGATATTAACATAGATAAATTAGACTTATTCAATATGATCAAAAATCCTCCCCTTAAAAATATCATCGACAATATCCAAGGAGATAATATTGTGTTTAAGGGGTTTGCAGAACCGGAAATGCCGGATGATCAGCAGAAAGCAGTTGTTCAACAGATGGCAAAAAAAGCCTCTGATTTACCTAAATGATATCTGTCACTGAATCTGCATCCAAAAAAATAAATCAACAAATACAAAAAAGAGGAAAAGGTTTAGGGATACGTGTGGGAGTAAAAACCACAGGGTGTTCTGGTTTAGCCTACGTGCTAGAATTTGTTGACTGTCCAATGGAATCAGATATAGAAGTAGATTGTAACACTTGCAAATTATACATTGATCCTAAGAGTTGTCCTTACTTGCAAGGTATGACTATAGATTATACCCGCAATGGGTTGAATGAAGGGTTTGAATTTAAAAACCCTAACGAAAAAGATCGCTGTGGATGCGGTGAAAGTTTTAGAGTATAGGCTTGACATTCTTTATTAGCATATACTATAATAGTTGTAATGTATAATCCTAATAAATTTAATTATAAGTCCCTTAACCGAGAAACTATTGAAGGTTCTAGACGATATGTTACCCCAGACGGCGAAAAATTACCTAGTGTCACTACAATTTTAGATGCCACTAAGTCTGAAGAAAAGAAAAAGATATTACAAGACTGGCGAAATAGAGTAGGACATAAAAAAGCACAAGAAATTACTACTGAGGCTGCTGGTCGAGGAACAAGAATGCATAAATTCCTCGAGGATTACATTAAGACTGGTATAATAACTGATCCCGGAAGTAATCCATATAGTAAGCAAAGCCATTTAATGGCTCAATCTATCATAAGCCAAGGTCTTAGTAAGTGTAATGAATTTTGGGGCACAGAAGTATCACTGTATTATCCTAAAATTTATGCAGGAACAACCGATTTAGTGGGAATCCATGATGGGTCAGAAGCCATTATGGACCACAAACAGACAAACAAGTTAAAAAAACGTGAATGGATCGAAGATTACTTTGTACAATTAGCAGCCTACGCAGCAGCGCACAATGAAGTATATGGGACAAACATACGCAAAGGCGTAATTTTTATGTGCAGCGCAGATAATGTCTATCAAGAATTTATTGTAGAAGGCACTGAGTTTGATAGTTGGACTGATCGATGGTTTAAACGCCTAGAGGATTACTACACACAGTTCCTCTAAAAACAATGATAAATAAGTTAATAACGGTGAAGATTAACTTATGGCCATTGTACAAATTTCTAAAATACAACAACGTTCCGGTAATATAGTAGACCTACCGCAACTAGATAATTCTGAATTAGGTTGGGCTAGTGACGCCAGAAGATTATTTATAGGTAATGATAATAATACCACTGGCATCGAAAACGTCGAAGTTCTTACATCATACTCTACTATCGACTTTGATCAACTGAATGGTGCCGTAGGTAATTTAGATATCGATGGTGCTAATTTAGCCAATGGTCAAATAATGACCTATGATGGCAACAATTGGACGAACCGAGGTGGTGATGTAGGTGGTTTAATAACACTGGGTGATGTTTCAAATGTTAAGATAGACGGTGGTGCGATAGGATATGTTTTAGAAACTGATGGAACTGGTAATTTATCTTGGACACCTAAATCTACTATAATAGCATATGTGCAAAATGCTACACAAGCAAATCCATGTATAATAACAACAACAGAAGATAATTTTTTCACTGAAGGTCAAGAAGTAACATTTACAAATGTTCCGGGGATGACACAACTTAATGGTAATAGTTATTATGCTAATGTAGTCACTTCAAATACTTTTTCTTTATATTCAGATGCAGGACTAACGACACCCGTTAACGCAACAGGGTATGGTGCTTTCCCTTATACATCTGCAACAGCCACAACAAGTACATCTGATCAAGTTACTGTAGGTAATGCGACACCATTCACTTTAAATGATCCAGTAATATTTGTTGGAAATACCGATTTCAGCAACAGTGGTATTATAGAAGGACAAACATATTATGTTAAAACTAAAGATACTTCTGCCCCTAATACATGGA